TACCATCTTGAGATCTAATATGTTCACTGATAATACCGGTCACCGGGTCTCCCAGAAAGCCCTGAATCTCAATCGAATCCCCTAACAAGTAATCCGTACCGTACTTGTATTGCGAAGCGGGAGTGATCTCGCCGTCAACTACCCGAGTCTTTTTATTATGCTCCAGAGCGCCTTTGGCCCGCTTTCGCATCAGATCATAGATGCGCTCTTCCTTCTCATCGATCGTCCCCGGGCCGACGTCTTCGTCAGTCATATCCGAGCAATTGATTTCGATGATTCTATCGGTAAAGTGAGCCAGCGTGGTTTTCGGCGGCTCAATACTGGAGATCCGGATCGGCGTCAGGTTCTCGGCCGCATGCATGTCGGGCGGACTGACGATTACGGTCGTCTTGGAGTCGGCGACCGAGAGAAATTCTTTGACATTGGCCAGGTTGTCCAAATGCGGAGAAAATCGAACCATAGGATACTTACTCTGATGACGGGTGCGATCTACGCCTTTACGCGTGGTAAACACGAGTTCATGCTGACGGTCATCGGTTCGAGTCCACTGCACGGACATACCGATGCCCCACTTCTTGGCCAACTCCAGCAAAGCGGTATGCACGGGTCCAAACGGAAACACATTGATGAGAGGCGGATCGGTATCATCCAGTGATCCCGTACGCAATCTGGGAATAGCGTAGGCTCGGTTATGGCGAGTTTGCATTTGATCCACCATGCCGCCGAGAACTTCTCCCGGAGCACCTTGCAGGATGCATTTATCCATAAACCGCTCATCGAAAAAATACTCGATGGTCTTTCCGTTGACCGTCATAAGTCCATCTTCGACCGAACGATCCTCGAGGATCATGACCTCTCGGGACCCGCGTAGATTGATCAAGGTCCCCGGTCTCAGCAGTTTATAGTTGTCCCACGTCGCTTGAATGGTGATCTTGATATCGCCGGGATCGATATAGCGCTCGGTCCAGATTACTGACTCGAATTCTTCGACAATGTCGGCTCGGTTGTAGTCATTATCCAGAATATAGACTTCCATCAGATACTCGCGTACTGTTCAACAAACCGGAGTGTCCAGGCCAGTTCGTCGGTTGAACCGGGAGTTCTAACGCGAACCAGATTGTCGGCAGGCTGCAAATATGGCCAATAGGCAAGATTGGTCACATAAGAGAACAGGTTGACAGGGGGGCCTTCCGCCTGCAACTGTTTGACATACTTGTTGTTAGGCTGAGAACCCATGATGAAGGAGTCGCCCACGTAGGCAACCACGTCTTCGATCACAAACTGCCGATACGAACCGTGGAAAATGCCGATCTCGATATACACATCACCCAGCAGTCCGGAACCGGGCAGCTCCATCTCAAGCTCAATGCCACTGGTCAGCGTACCATGGTAGGGAACCACCGTATCATCAGGATTGTTACTGGCCAATCCGGTGAATTCCTTGCCCTCAATTGCGGTGAAATTAGGGATCGGGCAGATAATCGATACCTGTATCTCTGGATCTTGACTAAAGCGATTCGGCGTCCAGGTTTCTACGTAGCCCTCGATGTCCACCGGAGCCCGGTCATTGCTGATAAAGCGAAGTAGTACTTGGCCCTGCACCATCATGTATCCGGACATAATGCTACGCGCATTTGAGACCGAGGCGTAACCACTGGTTTCGTTGAGTCCAAAGGTAAAGACAATGTTTCGTTTACCGATATGACTACCAACGTAGAACTCTCCGTTTAGGGACCCATACCCTCGTGAGTTTACGGTGGCCGGAGGAGGTTCGAGTCCCGTGATATTATGAATGAACAGCGGTTGATCTGGGCTGGGATCAACGACCGGAATAGTCAAATCTGGATAAAAATCAGTATTCGAACTACGAAACATAACCGTGGTCAGCACCTAAGTCTCACCTCCTTTATTAAATTGTCTCCAACTCCCAACCCTCTCGATCGAGCCTTCAAGAGGGCTGGGAAATATGGCTAAGTCAAAGCTCGTTTAGCCATAGCCAATTGATTATTCGTCTGACGATAAATATCAATTGACGACAACGATTCCGGTGAATAGTTGTTCTGCTCGAAATGTATTTTGGGTTCTTGTCGAACCGCTGGTTGCAGATCTGTACTAGCCGCATCCACCGCGGTTTTCTCGGTGGAGATAGCCCGAGCCTGATTAAACGAAGCGGCAGCGGTGATGGGAATCACTCGACCCAAAGAATCCAATTTGGTGGCTTCCTTGTGCACGTTGGAGAGATCCAGGACCGGAGTAATCACTGGCTGAGTCTCCATCACGCCATCGAACATGGAGGTCCGACCGAGCTGAAGCTTGGCCGAATTCGCCACGTCCTTGGCCGTGGACGCCATGCTGCGCATCGTACCCTTCGCCCCGGATTCAATACCTACTGACATGCCCTCCATTAGGAAACCGCCGATTTCGGCAAACACCGTGGAAGGTGACTTGATTCCCAAGACCTTTTTGGCCCACCCGGGCAGAAGCTTGAATACGGCCTCGAGCGCCTTCTTGATGAGACCACCCTTGAGTCCGAATCCCTCGGTGACCCCATCGATAAGCGCGTCGGCGATATCCAAACCCGCCTGGATTAGTTCCGGGCCTCTGGTCCGGATGGTGTCCGCCAGTCCATGCAGGAACTTGATGACCGCGTCAGCACCCTTGCTGGCGATCTTGTTGATATTGCTGGTGATACCCTGAATGAACTTGATAACGACGTCCGCACCCTTGTTGGCGATCTTGTTGACGTTCTGGCTGAGACCGTCGAGGAAGCGGAGAATGATCTCGCCCCCCTTGTTCACCAGTCGAGGCACGAAGTTGGATATGCCACTCAGGAACCTCAGCATCATGGTGCCCGCTACGGTGGCGATCCGAGCGTATTGACCGGCCACCGCGGTCACGAACTGGGTGATCATGTTACCCACCGTAGTCACCAGTTCAGTGTAATGACTGGATATCCCGGTCAAGAAGGTGGTCAACAGCTTGAACCCGGCGTCGATCAGCTGCGGCGCCTTTTCCTGCAACGCCGTCATGAACTTCACGATGATCTCGGAAACCTTGGTGGTGATCTGTTCGATGTTGGTGGATATGCCGTTGAGCAGATCCATGAACAACTTGGCTCCGGCGGCAATAATCTTAGGAGTATTCTCGACCAACACTTGGAGAATGCCGACAATCAGTACACCAATGGCGATAGCCAACTTGGGCACGGACTGAATAACAAAGGCGATAATCGTGTCGATAATCACACCGAGAGCGATGACCACCTTGGGGGCCAGTTGAGCCACCTGGTCGACAATCCCCAGCAAGCCCTTGATGAACTGGATGACGATGGTCGGCAGAATGGCGATGAAACCGGTCAACGCCGCGACCATCACGCCCACGCCCTTTTGACCCTCAGAGCCCATGATCTGTAGGGCTTGAGCAAAGAGCTGAGCCGCTTTGGCGACGATCAGCATGCTGATACCCATGGGGACTAGAGCAATCCCCAAGGCCACCAATCCCGGCGCCGCCAACAGACCGGCAATGCCGATGGTGACCATGGCCAGACCGATAGCCGCCAAGCCCTTGAATATGGTGTCCCATTTCATGCTGCCCAACAAACCGATGACCGGCACCATAACCGCCAAGGCTCCGGCCGCCACCATCAGCGCGGCGGCACCGGGCAGAGCCACGACCATCAGCGTCAGGCCTGCGGCCAGGACGATCAAGGTTGCCGCCAAGGCGGTAATGCCCTTGACCAAGGTGCCGATACTCAGACTACCGAGCAGCGCCACTGCACCGGCGGTCACAACCATGGCCTGACCGAGAATCAGTAGACCGGCAGCGGACAAGGCGATGGTGGGTGGGATCAGAGACACCGCCAAACCGATACCGGCAATCGCCAGGACCATGGCGCCCAACCCCTTGATCAAGGTGAGAATATCCATGGAGCCGAAGGCCTTCACTGCGGCCGCCACTCCGGACAAGCCTACGCCCAGGATCAGTAGTCCGGCTGCGGTCAACGGCAGGTTGGGCGGCATGATCACCATGGCGTTGCCGATCAGGGCAATGGCACTGGCCATACCCAACAGCCCAAATATCATCTCTTTCCAGGACATGGAGCCAAACACCTTGACCACTCCGGCAATGATGCCCAGCGCAATTCCCAAGGGGATCAGAGCCAATGACGTGGCCACCATCTTGGGTGCGCTGATCAGATTCATGGCCAAGCCGATACCCGCCAGAGCTCCGGTGATACCTACAAGCCCCTTGGCGATGTCTTCCCAGGACATAGTGGAAAATATCTTTACCGCCCCGGCCAGAATGGTGACCGCCACGGCCAAGCCGATCATGGACCCGGCAATGATGGGCAGCATGAGAACACCCTTTAGTCCCATACCCGCCGACATCATCTTCATGGCCCCCATCAACTCGCCCAGACCCACCGCCACCGCGGTCATGGCCTTGGACAACTTCTTGCCGTCGATGGTGGAGAGAATATAGATACCGCTCGCCAGGGCCAGGACCGCGACGGAAATCTGCAGAATGGTGTTGGCCTTGATGTTCTGCTGCATGGTCTCGAGGTTCTTGGTGAAGCCCCCTAGGACATCGCTGAGACCCCCTAGAGCCCCCTTGAGCTCTGAAACCACGCCCTTCTCGCCCAAGGCCTTCTTGATCGTCACCAGCAGCCCGGCGACCAGCCCGGTCCGGATGAACGACATGACCTTTTCGAAGTCCAGGTTCTTGAAGGCCTCGACCAGAACGTTGCCAAAGCCCTGAAGCTTCTGCACCATGCCCGACAACCACGGCTCCAAAGCGTCTTTGGCCTTACCCACCGCGTCGCTCAAGGCGTGCCAAACATTAACAATAATGTCCAGCACTTTCTTCAGGGGTCCGAGCTTGTCTTTGACCCCATCCAGAGTGCTTTCGAATCCCTTGGCACCTTCTTCGCCCTGTCCGGTAAAGAGTCCCGCGATGGCTCCGGCCAGAATTTTGATCAGATCGATGGGGACTTTGAGGACGGCGGAGAGTCCATCGAAGAACGAGTGCAGCAGACCACCCTTGGTCAACGCCTCATCAATGGCGACGATGAAATGACTAATCGAGCGGACTATACGGACAAATCCACCCTGGCCCTTACCCATCTCACCCAGAAGATCACCGATAACTCCTCCGACTTCCTTGATAACCGTCCAACCAATATGGAGAATGGAAAAGAAGGCTCGGAAGGCGTGATAAATTGCGCCCAATACTTCGGGACTGGGCCGCAGATTGACCATGAGTTCGTGAAAACCCTTGGTCATATCGAATAGACCTTCAGCCGTTTGCGGTGGGAATATATTTCGGAACGCTGCCCGAACCTGCTTGAACACGAGAATAATATCGGTGAACCCTTGTCTCAGGCCTCCGAGAAGCTCGTCTCGCCCACCCATCTTTTTCCAGTCGTGCAACAGGGTGTTTCGAGCCAGCGCGCTGGCATTGATGAACCCGTTGATGGTGTTGCTCATCCCGGTGAACAGTTCTTTGGCTTCCTTGAGGTTACCAAAGATGCTCTGGAATGATGCTGACCAACCAGAGCCAATCGTTTCCTTCGCCACGTCAAAGACCTGTCCGAGGGTCTTAACCTCGGTGGCCGACTTGAATGCGGAATCCGACAACTTCATCAACGATTTGAACTGCTCGTCGGTATACTTTACGCCGTTCTTCTTTTCCAGAGCGGCCCGACTGTCAGCGATCTTGGCTTCAATCTGAGCGGAAGTGTACTTCTTAAGGCCGTCTTTGGTCTTCTCGGCCGACAAAGCCGCCTTGGAGAAGCGACCATCCAGCGTAGCCAGAGTGTTGACCAGAATATCCGAGGTCAGCCAAGGCTCTGGCCCGCCAGGCTCCTTCATGATCGACTCTCGGAACGACTTACCATTGATGGTAAGCTTCTTCATCGGGCCTTCAAGCTTTACGGTATTCTTACCAAGAACACCCATAGCCTGACCCGTTGTCGCCAAAGCGGTCTGAAGCTTCTTACCGCCCATACCCGCGTTGACCACTGAGTTCCAGTCCTGCAAGCCCACACGACCCGAAGAAATGGCCTGAGACAGCTGATACATGGCGGTGGCCGCTTGTTGCGACGTTGATCCTGAGAGGGCCGCCATGTTGGCGATACCCTTGATCGACGACGTTGCCGTCTTGAGATCCACACCGGCCGCTGTGAACGTGCCGATATTCTTGGCCATCTCGCCGAAATTGTAGATGGTCTGATCGGAATACGTATTCAGCTCTTGCAACGACCTGTTGATATTGGTCAGCGGCTGATCGGTATTGGCCTGGACCGTCTGGATGGCCTGCAGATTGGTTTGGTATTCGTTGAGGCCGTCCATGATCGGACCGAAGCCAAAGCTCTTGGCGAAGTTAACCCCCTTCATCGCCGTCTGAGAGGCGATGTTGCCCAACGCGACCGAAGCGGCCGTAGCCAGAACATTGAACTTTCCCGCCGCCGCGTCAATGGCTCGGCCTACGCCTTCCAACGTAACGCGGTTTGCCGCCTTCTCGACCTCGGAAAATGAATCGATGGCTTCGGGGGCGACTCCGCGGGTAAACTTGGATCGAAGGTTGTCCAAGGCTCGACTCGGGCCCTCGAGCGTGACCTTGTTACCTGCCTTGTCGATCTCGCCCAGACCTTCAGCGGCACCGGAGCCAGCGCCACCCAGCTTGATCTTGAGCTTGTCCAACGCAGACATGGGTTGTGACAAAGTGACCTTGTTGGCCGACTTTTCGATGTTCTCGAGCCCGCTGGTCGAACCCATGTTCTTGAGTGTCGTATCCAGCTTGGACAGCGTGGCCATGGTTTGGGCCACTCGAGATTCGAAGACACGATTCTCGAACGCCATAGAGACAATGCGTTCGTCGATACTCGGCATTACTTGGTCACCTCCCTCCACATGTCGGCTATGATTTGGTCAAATATGGGACGCATGGCAGGATTGATGTAATCCACACCTTGAACGTAGCCACCCCGGCGAGTGGCATGGCCATACTGGATAATGGCGGCGATAGGAATCTTGCCGGGATCCTCCACATGGGAATTAGCCCAATGAATGGCGAAATATCCCGGTCGATTGACGATCTCGTAATACCATCCATTGGCGGTATCAGAAGACTCCTTGGGGGTGGCGATACGAAGCGCGGCCACCCCGATGGCTCCGTACTTCTCCAGTACTTTGAACTGGTCCCGATTCGTCATGCGCTGCAAAAAGGCCTGTGACTTGGCAAAGGAGCCGCTGGTCTGGACCTTGATCACGGCTCCTCCTGTTAATCAGACGGGCTGATTCTCGGCGTACTTAAACGTGGGACCCAACGTTATGGTGACCTTGTTTCGTCCTGAGGGAAGTGGATCGTCAAAGAACACAATCGGATCGGTGGGATACGTCTGGCGAGACCAATGACCTTCGCCCGTAAGACCCAACTCAGGTCCTTCGGTTATCCTCCAGGTAAACCTCGTGTTAGCGTTCCGGACGACGATGATCCCACCTATCTTTAGCGGAGTGGGTTTCTTAGCCACAAAGCCACCCAACGGAGTGTCGCCATCGTGCGCATTCCAGCAGGAGATAATGCCGGAAGCGGTAATCATAACCTCCCCCGTCGTCGCCAACTCATCCTTGGAGAGCAGCATTACGGTGGGATCCGGGAACCACTCACCGGGATAGGTAATCGGCTCCACATTCACTCCGCCTGCGGCAAGCTTAGACAGCCAACTGAGTGGCGAAAGATCCACAAAGTAATCAGGCGTATGATCAGAAATCATAACTGTTCCGTCATTCAGGACAAATACCCTAGCGACCTCAAGACCGCTAATCACAGGAAATTTCTGCGTAAATTCAGGGCGATACAGCTCGGGCAAAGTAAACATCGGGCCGTTATTATAACCGGTCATCGCGCCTCGAAAATGCACAAAGCCATCTGAATCGACCATGACTTGTGGCACTACGTCCACGGGTGGTTTGATTGTCTTATCGGGAATAACTGGATCCCAAGTCCCATAGACCAGATCCAGCCCCAGCGGTACCCACGGCAAATTGGTGCCGGTAAGAGCCTCGATCTGTTTTTTGGATATCGCTGGAGTCGCAACCTCAAGATACGAAGTTTTATCGGTTACCGTAATTCCCCCGGTAAACCGCCAGTTATCTCGATAGGGAAGCGGATTCCAATTATGATTTACATCTTCGGTTTGAACTACCGGACCTTCTGAGCCTCCGCCCGTCCCGCCTCCACCAGACTCAGGTATCGCAACCTCTATGTGGTCCCCTTGGTCGGTGACCTGGGCTCCTCCGGTAAACCGCCAATGAATCCGATAAGGTAGTGGGGTCCAAATACTACTGGCGTCCGGCACATCGACAAACGGACCCGCTGTATCGCCCTCGCCACCGCCACCATCGGCTCCAGGTGGTCCCATCGGCCCCGGATCACCCTGCGGTCCTGAATCACCTTTCGGTCCCGGGGGACCTTCCGCCTTGGTGAGATCCAGCGGATTTCGATTCTCGTCAAACAGCGCCACTTGTTCCAACGGTGCGGTTGGATACGGAGTGGTCAGATCGCGCATCAGCTGCATTTGACGTATCGATTTATCCCGAATATTGGCCATTTAGCCGTTTCCAATCCAGGTCAGCAGATCCCCCATCGATGGCAGAGAGGGATTTGACGAATCGTTTCCATACAAAAAGGTTTCAATACTGGCCAGCATACTTGGAGCGATCAGTCGTGAATGGATGGAAATATGACTGGTGGGTCGAGGACCACTCGACGCCTGCGGTATACTTGACAAGTTCCAGGACAGCTTGGTCGCCTCTACCGTATCGGCGATCGTGCCCAAACTGAGATCAGCCGGTACGGCGATAACATTGTACACGATATGCAATTTGTAGCCCAAGCTGGGATCAACATCATTACCGACGCCGGTCCGATACGAAATATGAAACGCTCGAGGCCGTTGATCATGCAGAAACACGCCGGGAGCATAACGAGCACTGCCGGTTAGCTCGTCCAGCACATCCGGATAAGTAAACGCTTCAAGCTTGGCCGAATAGGTATCTGGAGTATGATGCTCAAGATACTTGACGCCATCCATGTAAAACGCTTTACTACTTATACTTGATGTCTCAGAGATTTGGGTCAGTCCGTTCCACGGTACGACCCCACCATCCGTGGTGTAAAGGACGCCGCGATCGATACCTGTCTCAAAGAAACGCTCGCCTATTCTGTCCCATTCAAGAGCTGTCATCCGGCCTCCTTTCTTCCGCCTTATCCTGTTTTGCCCTTTGTGCCAGTATGTATCCCGAGCCCAACCCCAGAACGCCTGCGAACATGGAGGCAAATCCAGAGATCATTCTCAGCCCTATCGTGTTATTTCCGGAGATAAGCACAAAAGTCATACCCATGCCGTACAGAACCATGATAGTGAATAGTCCGAGAACAAACCTCCAGAATAGCGTGTCCGCGTGCACAATTACCCTTTCTTAGCCAATAGTGCCTTTCTGTTAATCCATACCGGAATCATAGGGTTTTCCCCGTACCTTTGCCCACGCCCATTGTGATAGCTTGACCACGATAGTGACCAGGATCCAGAAATAGTACATAACTATCCTGTCGTGCCCAGCTGTCTACGACGCTGTGCGTTGAGTTCTCGATTACGTTGGGCGATCTCGCCCCGGCTCATCTTCTTGGGCTTTGCCTGCTTGATGTTACAGATCCGAATCAGCGTGAAGAGTCGATTGAGATGCCAGGTCTCGCAGTCGAAGGGAATCGAAAACACCGTCATCCAGTAATAGATGAGTTCTGAGGTAATCACCTCGGAGCTTCTAGGAGCACCCGGCTGCTCGGAGAACCATGTCGCTGACATCTTGCGATCCAGATAGACGTTGATCGCTTCGACATTGGCTGGCGACAGCTGATTCAGAAAATCCTCCGGGGCATTTTCATCCACAAGCATGCAGCGAATGTAGTCCACCATCTCTTCCCGGGATTTAGAATCTTTGCCCAAGAAGGGTTTCTCGTGAATTGACTCCCATTTTGAAAGGGAAACCAAAGAATGCTCCAAGTGAAACGAAACACCGCCATCGGTTCGAAACTCTTGCGTCTCTTCGTCGAAAACGTCAATAGCTCCAACGGTGATGGTGAGCATCCTCTGGCTCCTTTCTTTAACTTGAAACCCCGCGGTAGTCCGGTTTCGCATCTTCCACCGATTTACGAGCGACCCCGGAGAGTTAAAAGGGTCTGGTGCTCAACGGCTCCCCGCGACCTTTACCTGGAAGTCACGACCGCGTACTGTCCTACGAACGCTTGAACGTCCAGGTGTCGTCGCCTTCGAGATTGAACCCGGACGTCGCCGTGGCCCGCACTGTGGCCGACTGACCAGAGCTGAGGGCAGGCTGGGCGCCCGGAGCCTTGTTCGTCCCGCCGACCTTCCACTGCACGCCGGTGACGGTCGGCAGCGTGATGACACCGGACGCGTTGTTGAACGTCGGCTGGTTGGCGCCCTCCGAGAGATCCACATCGACGACCCCGGTGGTGAAGATGGCCAGAACCTCGGTGGGGTCGGGAAGCCGGGGATCGTCAGAGGCCGTACCCCAGAGGATGTCCTCGAGCGTGGCCAGATCGTCCTCATCGACCTTGGTTGAATCCACCGTCAGCAGGGACACCGGATTGTGATCGGTGACACCCACCGGAGTGGTGGAGAACTCCCACGAGAAGGCAATCGCCTCGGGTGAGTCATTGACGGTGCCGTAGGCCTTCTCCGAAGGGGAGGCCTGAGCGCCGTAGACCAGATGCAGCTTGTAGCCATGGTTCTGGCCGTCGGTGTCGTTGCCCATGAGGGTACGGTAGGTGAGACCGAAGGGACGCCGTCCCTGCTGCCCCAGCGCCACACCCGGAGTGGGCTCCGCCGTGCCATCGTTCTGCCCGAACTCGTCCGGGTAGGTGAACGCCTCGATTGTGCCGCCGAACTCCTCGGCCGAGATGAGGTTGACGTAGACGGTGTTGTCCGCGTACTGCTTGTTGGATTCCGCGCCCGACGGCGACTCTGTGACGGTGGTCAGGCCATTCCAGGCCACGCCATCGACATATGAGCCAGTGTCGTCGAGCTGATACAGGACTCCATGATCGACGCCGGTCTCATAGAGACGCTCGCCGACCTGATCCCAGGTCAGTGCGGTCATGCTAAAGGGCTCCTTCTCTTCAGAAGTAGAGGTTGAAGACCCAGTGGTTGAGCTCATCCATTGCGTAAGCTCGATCGAATGAGCACAACGGAAGCGCTTCCACCTGGTCTGGGAGTGGACTGTCGGGATTTCGGTCAACGACCGTCAACTGATACCGCTTGGCGTGGATATAGGGCCGATTATCCGCATGTTCCGTAGCCGAATCATCTCGTGCGTACAACACACAGGGAAATTCGATGGTCATGTTGTTCGGAGGCTGGTAGTAGACATGCTCCACCATTTCCGTCAGGAGATTATGGAGTTGTAACCTGGGGGCCATGGTACACCCCCCCAACCCGCAGCACGAGCCGGGGCGGCTGGACTTCCACATTGGAAACGTCCCAGCGTACCCCGGCCCATTCCACATACCGAATAGCGAAGAAATGCTCATTGGCATAAGCATCGGCCACAATTGAGATCAGGTTTCCGCTGGTGACATCAGAATTAACCTGGTCACCCTCACGAAGCCCGCGACTATTCTGGATAACATCTCCAAAATATGCATACTCAACGATCTGCTCTGTCCACACACCAGGTGCGGTTTCAGCTGACTGGCCAAACCCCACCCGACCGTGAAACTTCGCCATGGGTTCAGATGATCAGAGGGTCAGTGACTCAGTTACCCGGGGTTCCGCGGAACGTCCACTCGTCCTCGACATTGTTGTCGAAGAAGTAGCCTGCGTTCGGGACCGCGTAGATGGTCAGGTCGACGCCTTCGGCGACGGTGTACGGCGAGCCCGCTGCGGTCACAGCCGCGTTGGTGTCGCCACGCCGGTACGTGACACCGGTGGTGTCGGTGACCCGAAGCTCCGAAGCGTCGGGATCGAACGTCGGCTCGGCCGGGGCCGCACGGGTGGCGCCTTCCGCGGCCTGCTTGACGACCAGCGCCGACCGGATCTTGGTCAGGGCGCCGGAGGAACGGGCCTCGATCAGGTACTTGTACTGGTTGTAGTCGATGTCGAAGTCGTCGAAGAACGAGACCTCGCCGCCGCGGTCCGCGCCGACGGTGTAGTCCTGCAGGTTGACGATGATGCCAACCAGGTCGGGCTCGCTCTCCATGACCTCGACCGGGACAACTCCGGCCACGCCGAGCTCGGCTCCGAGGTCCGAGGCGGTGCGATAGAAGCGGCGGCCTTGCGAGTCGCGGGCCAACAGCATCTGCGTCATGACGGGCATCGTCGTGTAGAACGTCGGGAGACCCGAGCCCTTGTAGAAGCGCATCGACTCGAGGATCTTGTCCACGAGGTCGGTCTTCTTGAGGTCGCCTGAGATGTCGACCGTGATGGTCGCCGCGTACAGGTCGTCGTCGTTGAGGATGGAGCGGATGCCCGCGCCGTCCGTCGCACCCTTGGGGTCGCGGATCTTGTCCTCGTTGTCGACGTCCCGGCCGTCACCGATGAGAATCGCCCGTGCGATCTCCTCATCGAGCATGAGCCGCATCTCGCCCTTGAGCCACAGAACGACATCGAAGTCCGTGATGTCGATGATGTCGTCACGGTCGAGCTTCTGCTTCTTGTACACCGTCGCGGGAGTGGTGACCCGCTTCATGAGGCCGAAGAACTCTTCCTTCTTCAGCGTGCCCTTGATATAGCCCTTGGCTCGCGCCTCGGCGTGCGTGATGTCGGCCGTAATCGACTTGATACGCGAGAACGGGCTCTTGCGCACCTTGTTGAGGACGTCAGAGACCCACTCGGTCCGGCGCCGATCGAAGTCCGGGGTGTCGGTGATCGTCCGGGCATCCGGGAACAGGGTGTCGATGTTCTCGATGCCATGCTTGAAGGCGTAGTCCTCGAAGGCTTCCTTCAGCGACCCGCGCTTGACTGCGTCCTGGGCGATGCCGCGCATGGCATCGTGCGAGAGCACGTTCTGGATCTCCGTCGTGGCGGAGCCATTCTGCTCGAAGACATTGCGTCCCATGGTGTTCTCGGTGTCCTTGTCCTCGTGGGTGGCGAC